ACAAGCGACGTTGCCCGAGGACCAGGGTGAGCCCGGCGAGCCCGGCGAGCCCGGCGAGCCCGGCGAGCCCGGCGAGCCCGGCGAGGGCGAGCCTGGCGAGGGCGAGCCTGGCGACGGCGAGGGCGAGCCCGGCGAGGACGACGGCGAGCCCGGCGAGGGCGACGGCGAGCCCGGCGAGGGCGAGGGTAAGTCCGGCGAGGGCGACGGCGACGGCGAGGGCGACGGCGAGGGCGACGGCGAGAGCAAGCCTGGCGAGCCCGGCGAGGGCGAGAGCAAGCCCGGCGAGCCCGGTGATGACAAGTCCGGCACTGGTCACGGCGGCGGGCACGGCGGCGGCGATGGGCAAGTCACGATCGATCCTGCGATCATGGAACCCGTCCCAAGCCTCAATCCGATCGCGGCGGGCAACCGTCCGAAGTCGATTGTTGATGCGGCAACGCAAGTCCGCGAAGTCGCGCTAATCGAGATCCTGCGGCGGGCGAAGGCTGTCGCGAAGCGGAGGCTTCCGGCGAGCGCCGGACACTATGCGATACTGATCGAGCAAGACCGGCTCAAAGCAGCGGCGCGCGGCTGCGCGAGGCTTCGCAACCAGTTGGCGCGCGTCCTCAAAGCGGCGGCCGACGATGACGTTCAGCGGCGGCGTAGTGCCGGGCGGGTTGACGCCCGCGCCATGGGGCGGCTCGCGGCGGGCGACTATGCCTCGCCGTTCCTTCGGAGGCGTCAGATTGACGGGCACGAAGTGGAAGTTTCGATCTTGCTTGACGGCTCGAGCTCGATGGCTCAGGTCGGTCGGCTGTGGCGTTCCACGGTGCTCGCTGTGACGATTGCACAAGCGGCCGAGCAAGTCGGGGTCAAGACCGAGGTGCTCAAGTTTGAGCGAGACGCGCTCTATTCGGTTAAGGGCCCAGGCGAACGGCTCGCGCTCCCGGCGGTTATGGCCCGCTTCACGACGGCAGCTTCCTACTGCGACGGCTACACCCCGCTTTCCGAAAGTCTCGCCATTGCCGCGGAGCGGCTCGCGGCGCGGGCGCCGACGAAGCGAAAGGTTCTCTTTCCGATTACCGATGGCGGCTGCGACTTGGGCCCGCTTGCGGTTCATGCCGTGGCGAAGCAGTGCGAAGCCCGTGGCATCGAGGTCGTCGGCATATCCATCGACGGCGACGTTCACGGCTGCTTCGACCATGAAATCAGGGTGAACCAAGGCGACGACATGGCCACGGTCGGCCTTGGCTTGCTCGCCCGGGTGCTCGAAGCCCGCGGGCGGGCGGCGTGATGGCGGCGCTTTTGCTGGTGCTGGTGATCCTGATCGTATGGGCTGCTGAGGCGTAGACGGCCCGCCATTGCGTTTTTAGGCTTGGCCCGCGGGGGAACTACCCCCCGCGGGCTTTTTCGCGTCTACGGGGCTTCCAGGGGCCGCCGGGAAGGTGCTAGTCGTAGGGGCATGGCAAGAGCAAGACCAGCATGGCGGGCGCCGATGACGCGCCATCGCAAGGGCCAAGGCCCTGGCATGCACGCGGCGACACTCGCCCGGCGAACAAGCTTTTCGGATTTCTCACCAGGTTCGGGGCGGACGCAATGCCGTTGCATTGCGCGTTCGACCGGCGAACGGTGCAGGGCCGATGCGGTGCAGGGCGCGACGGCGTGCCGGGCACATCACGGCGTGACGGGCGCACTCGCGGCGGCGCGCTCGCGAGATCCGCGAGTAAGGCGAGCGGCGAGCGGCTCGGCGGCGCGTCGCGCGCTTGCGGTGATTGCGTTTGCGGCGATCGCGGACGGCGAGACCGGCGAGCCTGGCGACGGGCTGGTGGCGATCGGACGGAGAGCGTTAGGGTGTCAGCCGACTTGAAGGCGATCGCGATCGCTACTTTGCGAGACGTTGCGGGCAACGCTAAAAACCCAGCCGCGGCGCGGGCTGCAGCCGCTCGGACGCTCCTCGAGATGCTCGGCGAAGTCGGAAGATTGCAAGAAAAATCAGGATTGAAAAGCGAGAAATCGCTAGTTGAGATGACATCAAGCGAGCTCGACGGCGAGCTCGAGAGGCTAGCTTCGCTCGTGACGCCGCGGGCACGGGCACCACGGGCACAACGGGCACGGGCACGGGCACCATATCGGCTCTTGTGAGAAAGCCTAGTGTTTCCAAGGGGTTAGTCCATGCCCGCGGGCACGGCGGCCGCGGCGCGGCCGGTGCCGACCGTCGGCCCCCTGGCCGCCCCCGCGCCGAGCGCCGGCGACGCTGACACCACCACTCAGAAAATTTCCAGGAATATTAACTTTTCGAGTATGGTGCCCGCCCATCCACTGGCGAAGGCGAGCACCATCGGATGGGCGTCGAACGGATTTTCAGCTTCTCAGGGTGGGACAAGGATCACCCGTCGGATCGTCTCCCCGGCGAGCGTATCGACGCGCAGTTCGACGTTTTCAGTAACGCTCTTCGCGAACTCGAGACGCGCGTCTCACGCCTGCTCCGCGATGACGGAAAACTCGCGCATGACTTACTCACCGTCGAGAGTTTTCCTCCCGAGCTCCACACGGAGATGGCCCGAAATATCCTCGCCGAGGCGCGTGCCGACCGCGCCGTCGCCGACGGGATCTTCGCGTCGATCAAACAACAACGTCAGGCGGTCGAGACGAGCCTGGTCGAGGCCCGGACCTTCGCTGCCCAGTCGGCGCGCGACTTCGCGCATAACCTCGGTCTGGTTCAGCAAGTCATCGCGGTGCAGGAGCATCTGCGCAATCACGTCATGCCCTTGGCCCGCCAGGCCCGCGACGCCGCCGCCACCCTCACCGAGAGCGAGAACACCGTCACTTTGACGCTCGCCGCCGCCGAGAACTGGGCCGACGTCTCGATGGCGTGGGCCGAGCACATGCCGGATATTTTGCCGGCTAACATTCTCGCGACGAACGCCATCACCGGCGACCACTGGTCGGCGCGTTGGTGGGCGAACCAGGCCGCGTCCGCCGTCGGCGGGATGTTGTATCGCTACTACTACGGCCCCTCGGCGGAGCCGCCCGAAGGCCAGCCCAACGGGCAGCCGTTGCAGCCCGGCTCGATCTATTTCGACACCGACACCAACATCATGTACGTCTGGAACGGCGCCTCGTGGCAGCCGTTCAACACCCCGACGCCTGCCGCCACCAGCACCCTCTACTACAAGGCAGTGGCTGGCCAGACGGTCTTCCCGCTCACCGTCAACGACCTTTTCGGGCACAACGCCACGCTCAATCCGGCCCGCCAGCAGGGCATCGTGGTCTACGCCAAAGGCTTGCGCTTGCAGCTCGGTGGCGCCAGCAATCCCACCGGCGGCTACACCGTGAACACGGCGACGTCGACCATCACCTTGACCACCGCCCTTGCCGTCAACGACACCCTCACCGTCGACGTCCTGCGTGACCCGTCCGAGCTTGCTCCCGCTGGTCTGATCACCGTCGCCAAGCTCAAGAAATTCGCCTTCGACGGCGTCGCCACGACGTTCGCCTTGCTCGACAACCTCACTTCGGCGGCGGTGGTTCCGGCGGGCGATGCCGCCCAGCTCAAGATCGTCGTCGACGGCGTCGACCAGGAGCCGGGCACAGACTACGTCCTCGCCTCGGCTGGCGCTTCGGTCCAGTTCACGTTCACGCCGGCCGCCGACGCCAAGAACTTCGCGGTGTATTTCCACGGCTGAGAGCCAACCATAGCCCGGCGGTAGATACCGCCACACGGGAGAGGTAGATACCTCGATGGTCAATAGGGTTCAGACGTTTCGCAGCTCCGTCGCCGGTGCCCGGCCTTCTGGCCGGCCGCCAGGCGAGCTCTACACGAATTTCGCCGACAACCAGTTTGGCGTCATCAGTCCGGCGGCAGTAGCCGTCGATCTCGTCGCCGTGCGCTTTTTCGCGACGACGGCGAACTATGCCATCGGCGACTACGTCATTCAGGCGGGAAATCTCTATCGGGCGATCGCGGCGTCCGCGCCGGGAGCGTTCGTGCCGGCGAATTGGTCGAAGGTGCAAAGCGCGGCGGACATCGCGACGGGGTACTTGCCTTTGGCCGGCGGCACCCTCACCGGGGCGCTGATCCTCAACAGCGACCCGAGCGTCGCCTTGCACCCGGTGACGCTCCAGTACCTGCAAGCCCAGCTCGCCCTCTACTACCCCAAGACCGGCGGCACGCTGACCGGCAATCTTGCGGTCAATCCGGCATCGGGTGCTGCAAATATAAACATCAGTCCAAATGCTGCTGCACAACAAGCCCTGATCAACTTTTTTCAGGGGGCGTTGAAGTGGCAGTTGGGCAAGCAGAACGACGATAGCTTCCTGCTTTACGACGTTGCCGCCGCAGCCTTCGTCATCAGCATACCATCGAACGGTACGACGGTGATTTTCGGTCGCAGCGTTATACTCAACGCCGACCCGAGCGTGGCTCTTGGCGCAGCGACCAAGCAGTACGCCGACACCAAGGTCGCCAAGGCCGGCGACACCATGACCGGCAACCTCACGCTCAATCCGCCGAGTGCCGGTGCCAACATCATCATGAACCCGGCGGCTGCCGCGCAGCAGGCCCTTATCCAGTTTCAACAGTCGGGGTTATCGAAATGGCTGTTCGGGAAGCGGTCTAACAACGATTTCTATCTGAACGACCCCGCCGGCAGCGACGTGTTCAACGTGCCGTCCGGCGGCGCGACGGTTACTTTTGGAAAATCGGTCTTATTGAGTGCCGATCCGACTGCCGCCCTCGGCGCGGCCACCAAGCAGTATGTCGACAACGCCGTGCTGCTGCCCGGCGTGATCCTCGCCTATGCCGGCAACGTCGCGCCAGTCGGATATTTCCTCTGCAACGGCCAGAACGTCAGCCGTGCGAGCAATCCGGTGTTGAGCGCAATGCTCGCTGGACTGACGCCGGCTTATCCGTTCGGAGTGGGGGATGGCTCGACCACGTTCGGTGTTCCCGACCTGCGCGGTCGCGTCCCGGTCGGCATTCACGACATGGCGGGTTCCCCGACCCCGGCGCGCATATCCACGGCGACCATGAGCGCGCTGACGCTCGGTGGCATCGGTGGCGAGGAAGTCCATGTGCCGACCCTGGCCGAGATGTTCGCGCACTTCCACACTTCCACGTTCCGCTCCAACTCGAGCAGCACGCAGACGTTCACACCCTCCGGCGCCGCGCCGGCCGGCGTGTCTTCCGACATCTCGGACACGAAAGGCAGCAGCGCCGCTCACAACAACATGCCGCCAGCGCAGTTGGTCGGCTACATCATGAAGGGGGGATGACATGGCCGCGCTCGAAATAATCGCCGACACCTATCAGGCGCTGACTTATGACCTACAGGGGGCCATCGACCAGTACACGATCGAGCTTGCAGCTCACGCCAGCACCGTTGGCGTGGCGGCGCCGGGGGCGACGATGCTGGTCGAGGCGATCGTCAAGCACCACGACGGCCTGTTCATCATCGTGCCGTCGCCGGCCGCCCCGGAGAAGCAGCCGTTGCCGAAGGATGCGAAATATTACCGTTCGCCGGAAGAGCGGGCGAAGCTCACGGGCGAAACCGCTTGAGCCAGTATCGGGGGTCGGTGGCGCTGGTCCTCGCCTTCACGCTCGGCGTCGTCCTGATTGTCATCGTCGTTGCCGCGGCTCTGGGTGTCCGGGTCAACGAACTGACCCGCGATGCCGCGATTGGCGCGGTTGGTGTTATGGTGGGAGCGCTGGTCACGTACCTGGCGAGGAAATGATATGACCGCCGACGTCTGGACCCCGATCGAATTTCAGAAGCGTCTCGTCGAGCACGACTACCCGCTGCCGATCTACGGGGCCGACGGGGATTTCGGCGAAGAGACCATCGCCGCCTGCGAGCGCTGGTTCGCCGACGGTATCGACCTGGCGGTGCCGCCACTGCCCGGACCGCCGCCCGGCGACACCCTCGTGCCCGACGACTGGATGCCCGAATGCAAGATGGAGCGGATCATCGTCCACTGGACCGCCGGCAGCTACGCCGTCTCGGCGACCGACCGCGAGCACTACCACATCATCGTCGGCGGCGACGGGGTCCTGGTCAGGGGCGACAAGCCAATCACAGCGAACGTCTCGACGTCGGATAACGACGGTTACGCTGCCCACACCAAAAATTGTAACTCAGGTTCGATCGGGATCTCTGTCGCCTGCATGGCCGGCGCCGTCGAGAGCCCGTCGTTCAACCCCGGCGCCTACCCGTTGACGCAGCGGCAGTGGGCGACCGCGGCCGAGGTCGCCGCCGAACTCTGCAAAGCCTACGGCATCGATGTCGGACCGCAGACGGTCCTTCAGCACGGCGAGGTCTCCGACAATCTCGGCATCTCCCAGGATGGGAAATGGGACGTGCTCAAACTGCCGTGGGCACCGGATCTGTCGAAGGATGAAGTCGGCGATCAGTTCCGCGACCTGGTGACGGAGCGGCTATGACCATCGGCACCATCCTCGTCATCATCCTCATCCTCGTCCTCGTCGGGGCGATCCCGTCATGGCCGTATTCCCAGAACTGGGGTTACGGTCCGTCCGGGGTCATCGGCGTCATCCTGCTCGTCTTGTTGATCCTCGTGCTCCTCGGGAGGGTGTGATGTCGATCGGGTTCATTTTCTGGCTGGTCATGATCCTGTGGTTTTTCTCGTGGCTGTTCTACTGGCAAGCAGGGTCCGCCTACCCGTGGGCGATCCACGCCAATGCCCTGATCTTCTTCGTCCTCTTGTTTTTGCTGGGGTGGAGAGTTTTTGGCTTCGTCATCCAGGGAGCTTGATGGTGTCGCAGGCGTGGGAAGGCCCTGTCGGTTATCGGACGCATGTCGGTCGTGGCATGGGTGGTCCGGAGTGGCGGATGAAGCTCAACCGACGCGGCGGTCCAGTGTGGTGGCACCGCTGGCTCGAAGCGTGGTGGATCGTCACCGGGAAATGGTCGCTGCATCGGGCATGGCAGGCGGGCAAGGACAAAGGCCACACCGATGAAATTCAACGTACCCTCCGAGGTGGAAGATAGGAGACTGGAAATGAGCAAAGAGAAAACCCCTGATCCGAAATCCCCGGAACTCGACGAGAGCGGGCAGGCACCGCCGGCCGGCGGGTCCGTAGGCCCTCCTCCTTCCCAATCGCCGTTCGAGCCGGTGCCCGAGCCAGAGGCCGAGAAGACGCACAAGAACGAGAAGGCGCACGAGAAAGCGCCGAAGGATTACGACAAGGATCACAAGGCGAAATGACCATGCCCGAAGCCGTGGAAAGGGCGCCGCCGCCCGAAATCACGCCGTCCATCATCGACGGCACCGGGCTGGGGCTGAACGCCTCCGAGGTGATCTTCATCCAGGTCCACCAGCACCCGGTGGTCAAGGCGATGAAGCCTTACCTGCGGGCCGCCGACCGGCAGCTCGATGCCGGCCAGCCGGTCAACACCGGCCTGCCCGTGGTTTCCGGCACCGGCACCGTCGGGCAGATCCTGACGACGACCAACGGCACCTGGCTCAACACCCCGACTTTCACCTATGCCTGGTTCAGGTCGGGCGTCGTCATCGCCGGCGCCGCGGCGGCGACCTATACGCTTGTCGCTGCCGACAGCGGCAAGGCGGTTTCGTCCGTCGTCACCGCGACCAAGGCCGGATTGGCGGTAGCGGCACCGTCGTCGAACTCGATCGCGGTGGCGTAGAACCACATGGCCCTGACCCCGGCCGAGGCGGCCTTCGTCGCGACGCACGAAGTGCCGGTCGTCAGGGCGATGAAGCCCTACCTCGACGACAATCGCGAGGCGTTCCTGGCGACGGCACCTCGCTGCACGGCGCTGCCCGTGGTTTCCGGGGCGGGCACCGTCGGCGCAGTGCATTCTTGCACGACGGGCACCTGGCTCAACGCGCCGACTTTTACCTACCAGTGGCGGCGCAGCGGCGCTCCGATCGCTGGCGCGACGGCGTCGACCTACACGGCTGTAACTGCCGATGCCGGCATGCGCCTGACTTGCGTCGTCACCGGAACCAACGTCACCGCGGCGGTTTCCGTCGCCTCGGCGAACGGGATCAACATCCCGGCTCTCGACAACGTCGCCCCGGTGCCCGTCGCTTTTTCGCCTGTCGACAATCAAATCGGCGTCGCCGTCGGCGTCAATCTCGTCGTGACCTTCTCCGAGACGGTGACCCTCGGCACTGGCATCGTCACGCTCAAGAAGGTCTCGGATAACTCGACGATCACCTCATGGAACGTCGCCACGCAGGCGGGCACGGGTGCCGGGCAGGTCAACGTCGTCGGCGGGAACCAGCTCACCTTGAGGCCAGCCGCGGCTCTCGCTGATACGACGGATTTCTACGTCATCTGGGACGCCAACGTCGTCAAGGACGCGGCGAACAATCCCGTCGCGGCGACGGCCTCACCGAGCGCGTGGAACTTCACCACGGTCGTCTCCAGCGTCGTCGCCTTCAGCGGCATGCTCGACGTGCTTGGTGTGCCCGCGACGCGCGCCTACTCGACCCGGCGGCTGCGTGGTGGGCATCTTGGGCCGGCCATTCGCATCCGGCGCTCGAACGACAATGCCGAACTCGACATCGGCTTCGTCGGGGAGGGCTTAGATACCGCTGCGATCAGCACGTTCGTGGGAGCAAATAGTGCATTCGTAACTACATGGTACGATCAAAGCGGGACAGGCGATAATCAAGTTCAGGCAACTGTTGCCAATCAAGCACGAATAGTTAATGCGGGAACGTTGGATACGAGGAATGGCAAAGCGTCTGCTCTATTTAACGGTGCTACCCATCAGTATGCTGGGGCTGTTGCATCGGGCGTGAAGACTGTTGGTGCGGTTTCGGCGCTTAATTATCCCGGCCCAACCACTCCGGCATATCAAACGATTTTAGCTCAAGCGGTGACAACGCCAGTATTGTCGACAGTGGTTAATGGCGTTTCGTGGCAGCTTACGATGGGGACGCCTTCGGTTGATGGTGGAGGAAACGTAACAGTTTTTGGGGGTGTTTTATTCAATACGCGGGCTAGTGATCCCACCGGTATAGGAACGACTGAGGTTTTGAATATTGGCGTTTACCAGTCCACTGGCTATCGGTGGACAGGCTGGGTGGGTGAAGTGGTCTGGTTCGCCACCCAACTCTCCGCCCCCAACTACGCTCTCCTCTTTGCCAATCAGGCGACATACTGGGGCACGCCGGCGGCG